CGCCAACTACAGCTACTGCGGCCAGGCGCAGATTGGCGGCACGGTGCTGACGCTCTATCCGCTGTCACGGTTCTGTCGCTGTGGCGGGGGGCCGGCCGTCGTGCTCACGACCGTGAAGCACGAGCTCGGGCACGCCCTTGGCTTCTGGCACACCGACGCCCGCGAGGATCTGATGTATCCGACCTACAGCGCGTGTGATCAAACGCCGTCAACCCGCGAGCGGTATCACGCCGCCCTGGCCTACACGCGCCCGATCGGCAGCACGGCGCCGTAACGGATCACCCCTCGGTCAGTTGAATTCGGGGCGCGCGATTCGGCATCATCCGGATCGGTGAGCGACCCGACTCCGAGCGACCCGCCCCCGATCGCCGCCTATAAACTGGCGCAGCGTCAACTCGAAGCACGCCTGCAACGCCGTCGCTATCTGTCAGTGGACGGCATTCCCGCGCCCGATAGCCCGTACGCGCTCCGCGAACAGCAGACCAACGGCCAGCCGACGGGCGTTCGCAAGATGGTCCGAAAGGATCACCGCCCGCGATGAGCGCGGACGTGGCCCAGTTGCTCGCCGCCTCGCGTGAGGCGCATCTCCGGAAGAAGCACGCCGCGGGCGTGGTCGATGCCCAAGGCACGGTGCTCTCGGCCCCGAATTACACCGTGGCCGAGCAGCACGTTGCCGCCGCCGTCAGCCTCCGCCTCCAGGCGCACGCGCTCGATCCGCTGCATCTCGATCCGGCGTGGGCCGCCGATCAACTCAGCAACAAGGGGCAGACCGATCGGCAACTGCTGTCGTTCTTTGTCGCCTACAGCAAGCCGCTGATTCCGGCGGAGCAGATGGCACAGCTGACGGCGCGCTTTCCCGAGATGGCGGCGATCGCCTACCTGCCATGAGTCCCCGTCGCCGCGTGATCGCCGACGAGCGGCCGCCCATGAAGCCTGAAGAGGCCTTCCACAAGCTGGTCCGCGATCGTTTCCAGCAAGGCCAAGACGCCAAGACCGACCAAACCAATCGCGAGCTCCAGGCGCTGCGCTTCTACAACGACGATCAGTGGCCCGCGGCCATTCGAGCCTCGCGCGAAGCCGCCACGATCGACGGCATCGATTTTCCCGCCCGCTCCTGCCTGTCGATCAACAAGGTGAAGGAGCCGGTCAAGCAGGTGCTCAATCAGGAGCGCCAATCCGACATGGGCGCCGAGATCGTGCCGGCCGATGACTTCGGGGATCTGGCCGACATTGACGAGACGGAAATCCAGCTCCGTGAAGGGCTGCTCAGAAGGATCCAGCGCGTTCCGGAAACCTCCGACGCCATCACCTGGATGTTTGGCCGCGCCGTGATCTGCGGCACCGGCTACATGGGGGTCATGACCCGCTACCTGCAGGGGAAGACGTTCGATCAAGAGCCCTACGTGCATCGGTTCTACAACCAGGCGTCGGTGACGATCGATCCGGCGCATGAGCAGCCTGATGGTTCCGATGCGGAGTGGGCCTTTGTCGGCACCGACCTGCCGTGGGATCAATACGAAGCCGAGTTTAGCGAAATCGACGGCAAGCCCAACCCGATCCTCGGCTACAGCGATAGCGACTTTCGAGGGCTCGGCGAAGATGCGCCCGGCTGGTTCACCGATGAAGGCCAGACCCGCATGTGCCGCGTGGTCGATTACTACTACACGGAACGCACGACGCGCACGCTGGCCGAGCTCGAGGACGGCTCCGTCTGGTGGGCGAACGAACTGCCCGAAGGTGTGACACCGCGGCAGACGCGGACGGTCGTGGAGAAAACGATCAAGTGGGCCAAGATCGACGGCTACCAGGTCTTGGAGAAAACGGACTGGCCCGGCCCCGATATTCCGATCATCAAGTGTCTCGGCGAAGAGATCCAGCCCTACGACGCCGAGCGGCGCGCCGTCGGCATGGTGAGCGTCTCGGCGCAGGACGCCAACATGGGCGGCAACGCCATGATCTCGAAGATGGTCGACACCATCGGCTACACCCCGATTCCGCAACTGATGATGGCGAGCGGGCAGCAGGAAGGCCACGAGCTGCTCTACAAGCACATGAATACGCGGCCGGTGTCGGTCCTGCTCTACAACCAGACCGACGATCAGGATCGCCCCGCCGGGCCGCCGTTCCGGACGCCGATTCACACCGAGATCGGCCCGATCGTGACGGCGTTGCAGTTCTTCAATGAGTCGGTGCTGTCGGTCGTGGGGCAGCCCTCACCGACGTTGGGCGAAGTCGATCCGTCGATCAAGACCGCGCGTGGCCTCAAGCAACTGCTGAACCAGGCGCAACTCGGGAACAGCAATTACATGGACAACTTGGCGCGCTCGGTACGCCGGATGGCCGTGATCCTCAACGGGCTGTTCTATCCGCTCTATGGGCAGAAGCCGGGCCGGCTGGCGCGCATCGTCAACGGCGAAGGCGAAGGCGAGACGGTGCTGATCAATGCGCCCGCGAGTCAGCCCGTGATGCCATCCTGGCCGATGCCGAACGGCCAGCCATCGCCCCCCGCACAGGCGCCACGGACGCCGCCGAAGTCCTACGTCCTGACGGAACACGCGCAGTTCAACGTCGCGATCAAGGTGACCAAGAATTACGAGACCCGGCGCGATCAGGAAAGCTCGATGCTGGGGGATCTCATCGGCAACAACCCCGAGTTCATGACGTGGTTCGGCGACAAGTTCCTCAAGAACACCGACATTCCCGACCACAAGGAACTCGCCGAGCGCGCCAAGCTGATGCTGGCGCCGCCGATCCAGAAGATGCTGGCCGAGAAAGCGTCCGGCCAGGCACCCCTGCCGCCGGAAGTCCAGCAGCAACTGGCACAAGCGGAAGAGGCGATCAAGGGGCTCACCGAGCAGAACCAGCAATTACTCAAAGAGGCCGAGACCGAAGGCGCCAAGCAGCAGGCCGAGACGCAGCGCGCGCAGATGGACGCGCAGTACCAGTTGCAGTGCGATCAGTTGAAGGCCGAAGCCGCGATCCAGAAGCAGCAACTCGCCGACGAGGCGAAGCTCTTGCTCGAGCAGATCAAGATTGCGGCGGCCGAGCGGGCCAGAGAAGACGAGCAGCGGCACGAGCTCGCGCTCAAGGCCGCCGACGCCGCGCAGGCCGAACAGAATGCCGAGGCCGCGCGCCAGCATCAAGCCAACATGAGCCGGCAGGGGGCCGAGATGCCCAACGCGGACGACGCCTAATGAGCCGCCCGACTTATCCATTAGTCACATTATTTCCACGGTGCCTATGAGCGATCCGGATCCCGCCGATTCCACCTCCCTGAGCGAACACGAGCAGGCGTTTGTCTCGCCTGAACCCGCCGAGCGCCCGCAGGCTGATCCCGCCCCGCCCCCCGCCCCCGCGCCTGTCCCTGTCGCCGCGGACCTCGAGCCCGACGACGAAGCCACATCCCAGCGGAAGGATGAAAGCCGGGACGGCGAGCGCGACGAGCATGGCCGGTTCAAACAGCGGGCGCAGAGCCAGCGGGCCACGCCGGCCGATGTCGACAAAATCAACGAATACACCAAGCGGCTGCGAGCGGCCGAAGATGCCGTCGGCCTCAAGATCGAGAAGCAGCCTGGCGAAAGTGAGCGCGTCTTCCAACTCCGTCGACGTGCCGAGATCGCCGAAGCCATCCGCGATCGCAAGGCCCAGCCGCAGGCGCCGCCACCGCCACCGGTGCCGCGCCCGCCCGCGCCCCCGACGGCCTTTACCGAGAAGGAACCGCAGTACGAGGACTTTGCCGATCAGCCCGATCAGTACGCCGCGCATCTCCGAGCCGTCGCCGCGTACGACCGCCGCAAGGACGCCTTCGAATACCAACAGACGCAAGCCAAGACCGAGCAGCAGCGCGGCATTGAGGAACGTAACGCCCGCCGTGATCAGTTCTTCCGAGACTCCCAAGCGCAGCACTACCAGCGCATGGCCACGTTCCACCAGGCGAACCCGCACGCGCAGGCCATCCTCGATGCGGCCGGCGACAATGGCGTCACGCCCGCGATGATGATGGCGATCATGACCTCGGAGCAGGGGCCGCAGATGCTCCTGACGGTTGCACAGGACGAAGCGTTACGCGATGATCTCATCGACCTGACCGAGGGCAAGCCCCTCACCAAGGATCTCGTTGCCCGCGTGCAACGCCGCCTCAGCCGGGGACTCACCGACGCGCAGACCACCGGATCGTCGCCCGTCCCCTTGAAACCCGTTCCTCTGGTGCCCCGTCCGCCCACTCCGGTGCGGACCGGCCCGATGAAGCCCGCGGACAGCCCGCCGGGTGACGACGCGCCCTTATCGGCTCACGAAGCCGCCTACGGGAGTCCTCGCCGCCGACGCTGAGCCCGTAGGTGAGTCAGGAGGCGATGAATGGCCAATACATTCATCAGCCCCACGTTCGTGACGAAGGATGCGGCGGTCCACTTCAAGAACAACCTGAAGCTGATCGGCCAGTTCGACCGCAGTTACAACGAGATTTTCTCCGGGGACAATTCGCTCGACTCGAAGATCGGCTACACCGTCCAGGCGCGCAAGGAACAGCGCTGGGAAACGGTCGAAGGCCAGGCGCTGGTCGTCCAGCCGATCCTGAACCAGACGGTCCCGATCACGATCAACCACCAGTTCCAGACCGGCATGGCGTGGAGCTCGGCGGATGACCGCTTGCTGGTCGAAGACGTGCAGCGGCGCTACACCCGGCCGGCCGGCAAGTCGCAGGCGAACAAGTGGGACGTGGTGGCGGGCGCGGAAGTCTACAAGCAGGTCGCCAATTCGATCGGCGTGCCCGGCGTGGGCATCACGACGAACGAAACCTACACCGATGCGGTCGCGAAGATGCGCACGCTGGGCATTCCCGATGAGTACGCGGCGGTGCTCGAGCCGATGGCCGGCAGCAAGCTCCTCGCGGCCAACCAGGCGTTCTTCGGGCCTCGCGCGAAGCTGGACCGCAACTACGTCTCCGGGGAATTCTCCGGCCCGGCGCTCGGCATCGAGTCATGGGACTGGGATCCGAACATGCCGACGCACACGACCTGCACGTTCACCCCTGCCACGCCCGTCGTGTCGGGCGCCAACCAGACCGGATCGAGCCTCGCGGTCAGCGGCATGGGCACCTTCGCCCTCAAGGCCGGGGACGTGTTCACGATCGATGGCGTCTTCGCGCTCAACCCGCTGAGCTACGTCGATACCGGCCAGTTGCAGCAGTTCTCGGTGCAGGCCGACGTGGCCGGCACGACCACGGGCACGCTGACCATCTCGCCCGCGCTCATCGTGACGGGGCCGCTCCGCAACGTCACGAATTCCCCGGCCAACCTGGCGGCGATTGCGTTTGTCGGCGCGACGGGCACGGCGGCGGCGACGATGGCCGCGACGCGCTCGAAGCAGTCGCTGATCTTCAACCCGGCCGCGTTCGCGTTCGTGATGGTGGATCTGCCGGCGAACCTGCCCGGGGCCAATTCCAAGCGCGTGAGCGACAAGGAAGCGGGGATCTCGATGCGCTGGGTCGAGCAGTACAACATCAATTCCGATCAACTGCCACGCCGCGTCGATACCCTCGGGGGCATCGCCGTGGTCGAGCCGATGTTCGCCCTGCGGGCGTGGAGCTAACCGATGCCGCTCACCAATACGACACTGGCCGCTGACCTCGGGATCAACGACACGATCGTCACCCTGACCTCCACCACGGGCTTTCCCGCCGTGGGCGTGATCAGCATGGGCAACCAGAACATGCTGCTGATCAATGACGAGCAGATGTTCGTCGTGGAAACCATCGCCTCGGGCTCGGTGCGGGTCCGCGGACGCGGGTCCAATGGCACGATCGCGGCGGCGCACGACATCCTGTCGAACGCCACGTTCGGGCCGCCGGCTGACTTCCCGGCCTACCCAGCGGGCGCGGAAGTGCCGCGGCCGTACTACAACGACGACATCATCTGTGTCGGCGAAAACGGCGTGATCCCGGTCCCGGCCGACCTGAAGGATCAGACCGTGTTCCTGACCAAGGCCACGGCGTTGACCGCGACCACGCTGGCGGCGCCGACGCAGGCCCAGAACGGGATGCGCCTCACGATCACGAACCAGACGGCGGCGGCGCATGTCATCACCGCGACGACGTTGCTCGCCGATGCCGTGACCGGCTCGCCGCACACCACGGCGACGTTTGCGGCGTTCATTGGCGCGTCGATCACCTTAATGGCGAGCGATGGCCTCTGGAATGTGATCTCGTCCACGGGCGTCGTGGTCACCTAAGCAGGAGCCGATCATGGGACTGGCCTACACACCGGAAAGCGCCTACGCGCAAGAATTGGTCAAGCACGAGGCGCTGCACACGCGGTTC